GAAAATTTAGTATTTGAACAAAATACAACTGTAACTAGAGAAAATTTCTTAGCTCAAGTAAATCCTTTATTAGCTTCAATTCAACAAAGACAAGGTTTAACAGATTTTAAAGTAATCATGGATGAAACTAATAATACTCCTGATGTTATAGATAATAATCAATTAATAGGAGCTATTTTCTTAAAACCAACTAAAACAGCTGAATTTATTTCTTTAAACTTTAATATTACTTCAACAGGAGCAGATTTTAGCTAAAAAATACTATATTTATAACAAAATAAAAATCCAAATAATAAAATGGCAAATTTTTCCTCATCTCCAGGAGTAAAACTTAATGAAATAGATAATAGTTTTGTTACTCCTACCCCAGTTTCTGTTGGAGCAGCTATAATAGGACCAACTGTTAAAGGACCTGTTGAGCTTCCTACATTAGTAACTTCATACTCAGATTTTAAAGATAAATTTGGTGGATCTTTTACTAGTGCTAGTAATTCATTTTCCTTCTTAACATCAATATCAGCTTATAATTATTTTACTGAAGGAGGAGAATCTCTTTTAGTGGCTAGAGTTGTTGATGGAACATTCACAGCAGCTTCAAGTTCAGCAACTGTAGCCACTTCAACAGCTGCATCTATTGTATTTGAAACCTTATCTAAAGGAACTATAATGAACACAGGTACAGATTTTGATTCTGATGGTGTTTTAACTGCTGGCTCAGTAGATAATATTAAATTTGAGATAGCTGGATCTAATATAGATGCAGGTACATTTAATGTACTTGTTAGACAAGGAAATGATAAAAATAGTGATAAAATTACTCTTGAAACTTTTAATAAAGTATCACTTGATCCAAATCAATCAAACTTTATTTCTAAGGTAATTGGAGATCAAGTAGTAGCTTATGACTCAGGAACAAATCAAATTGATATAACATCTGGTGAATTTACTAATGCTTCAAGATATATTAGAGTAAAATCTATTACAGATCTAACTCCTGATTATTTTGATAATGCGGGACTAGCTAAAACAGCTTTTACAGGTTCTATCCCAGTAAATGGAACAGGTTCATTTGGTGGAGCTACTGGTGATGTAGCTGCTGGAGCTAATATGTATACAAATATAGCCACTCAAACACAAGGACTAGCTGGAACTGATTATGATAATATGATTAGTTTATTAAGTAATATAAATGACTATCAATTTAATGTTTTATCAACCCCAGGTCTAAATAATGATGATCATACAGCACAAATAACTTCACTTATTAATAATACAATAGAAAGAGGTGACAATATATTTGTTATGGATACTGTTGGATATGCTGCTACATTAGCTAATGCTTTAACACAAGCTGCTACTAGAAATACATCATATGCATCTACTTATTGGCCATGGTTAAGAGTTCAAGATCCTGAAACTGGAAAACTTGTATTTGTGCCTGCTTCAACAATGATACCTGGAGTATATGCCCATAATGATAAAGTAGCTAATACTTGGAATGCACCTGCTGGAATTAGTAGAGGTGGTTTATCAACAGTACTTCAAGCTAAATTAAAATTAACAGAAGCTAATAAAGCATCTTTATATGATGGAAATATTAATCCAATTGCTACATTTCCTAAAAAAGGAGTAGTAGTATTTGGACAAAAAACATTGCAAAAAGGAACATCTGCTTTAGATAGAATTAATGTTCGTAGATTATTAATTGATTTAAAATCATTTATAGGACAAATAGCTGATACTTTAGTATTTGAAAATAATACAATAACAACTAGAAATAAATTCTTATCAGAAGTTACTCCATTCTTAGAAGTAATTCAACAAAAAGGAGGATTGTTTGCCTTTAAAATAATTATGGATGATACAAATAATACTGATGATGTGATTGATAGAAATCAATTAGTAGGTAATATTTATATTCAACCAACTAAAACAGCAGAATTTATTAGTTTAGATTTTATTGTACTACCAACAGGAGCTGAGTTTCCTGCATAAAAAAATAAAAATTAAATATTTATAATAAAATATAACAAGAAAATAAAATGGCAATACTAGACCCAAACGAAATATTTTTCACAGCCTTTGAACCAAAACAACCAAATAGGTTCATCATGTATATTGATGGTATTCCTTCATTTATGGTTAAAGGAGTAGGAGCTGTTTCATTAACACAAGGAAGTGTAAAATTAAATCATATTAATGTTTCACGTTATGTGAAAGGAAAAACTGAGTGGAATACTATTTCATTTACATTATTTGATCCAATTACACCTTCAGGAGCACAATCTGTAATGGAATGGGTTCGTTTGCATCATGAATCAGTTACAGGTAGAGATGGTTACTCTGATTTCTATAAGAAAGACTTAACATTTAATGTTATTGGTCCTGTAGGAGATGTTGTTTCTGAGTGGGTAATTAAAGGAGCAATGATTACTGAAGCTTCATTTGGTGATTATGGTTGGGATACAACAGATGCCGCTACTGAAATTACAATGACAGTACAACCAGATTACTGTGTATTAAACTTCTAGTACAAAAACAAATATTTTTTAAAGAAGCTTGCCTTACTAGGGTAAGCTTCTTATATTTCGATATATTTATATAGGACAAATAAGTTATATAAAATAAAAATTATGAGCAAATTTACTCTCCCAACAGAGACAATTGAATTACCATCTAAAGGTTTACTTTACCCAAAAGATTCTGAATTAGCTAAAGGTGTAGTTGAAATGAAGTATATGACTGCGCGTGAAGAAGATATTCTTACTAACCAATCTTATATTTCTAAAGGAACTGTAATAGATAAATTACTAAAATCCTTAATTGTATCTAAAATTGACTATAAACAACTTTTAATCGGTGATAAAAACGCTATTATGGTAGCAGCACGTATTTTAGGATATGGTGCTAGCTATAAGTTTACATACAATGAGGAAGAACATGAGGTAGATTTATCTTCATTAGATAATAAAAAATTAGATGAAAATTTATATAAATCTGGTGTAAATGAATTTCCATATAAACTTCCACAATCTGGAAATGAAATAACCTTTAAATTTCTTACCCATAAAGATGAACAAGATATAGCTAGGGAATTAGAAGGACTTAAAAAAATAAACAAAGAAGCATCCTCAGAAATAACTACTAGACTTAAATATCTAATTACATCAGTTAATGGCGAAAGAGAAAAAAAAGATATTAGAGATTATATAGACAATTATCTACTAGCTCGAGATTCAAGATCTTTAAGAGAATACGCAAAACAAATCCAACCAGACATAGATTTGACTTTTTTTCCCAACAGCAATGGATCTTCAGTCAATATCCCAATTAGGGTTAGCTTTTTTTGGCCTGACTCTGAATAAAGTTCCTGAAATTAGAGCTTCTATTTTTACTCAAATTCATGAAATATGTTTTCATGGTAAAGGTGGTTATCAATGGTTTGAAGTTTATAATATGCCTATTTGGTTAAGAAAATTTACTTTTAAAAAAATACAAGATTTTCATAAAGACCAAGATAAACAAGCTAACTCTCAAACTAATAAAGGAGAAAAAACTTTAATAGATTCAACAGGTAAAGTTAATACTCCTAATTTCTTAGAAGCTAGCAAAAATTATAATAAACCCTCAAGCTATAAATAAACTTGTGGGTTTTACCTATTTATAATAAAATACTCTAAAATATGGCTAATTTTCAAGAACAACGTGATTTATTAAGAGAAATAAATGCGGAGTATGGCAAACAGAATACAGCTCTTCAAGATGCCCGAAAAGCCATGACTGAGTTAGATAGTGTAGCTACTAAACTTAGAAATAATGAAGAAGAAATATCTGATCTTACTAATAAACAGGTTATTGCCTTAGAAGAAAAAGCAAAAGCAGCTTTAAGAGAACTTGAAATAGCAGGTAAAAGAGTAAAATTTACTAAAGCTACAACTGATGAACAAAAAGCTTTAAAAAAAGCAGCCCAAGATAATTTTAATATTGAAAAAGCCTTATTAGATGATGTAACTAAAGAAGTTAAGTTAAGAAAAGATATTAATAAAAAATTAGGTGTTACTGGAGGTCTTTTAAAAGGAATCTCTAAAATACCTATTCTAGGAGATATTATTGATACTAAGAGTACTCTTAAGGATATGGAGGGAAATATCCGTGGAGGGGGAAATGCTTTAACAGCTTTAGGAGCTGGATTTAAAAACCTAGGAGGTCAAGCAATAACTGGACTTCTCAATCCAGCTAATTTAGCATTAGGAGCTATAACTTTCCTAGTTGAAGCTATATCAGGAGCTGATAAAGCTACAGGTGAGTTAGCTAAATCTATGAATCTTTCATATAATGAAGCTCTTGGTATTAGACAAGAATTTACATCAATAGCAGCTCAATCACAAGACTCCTCCCTAAATACAGAAAGATTACAAGAAACTTTATCTTTTGTAAATAAAGAATTAGGAACATCTGGTAGAATGTCAGAAGATAATCTAAAAACTTTTACAAAACTTAGAGAACAAGCTGGTATGACCAATGAGGAGATAATGTCTATGCAAAAATTCTCCGCGGTTATGGGTGGAGATTTAGATGACAATGTTGTTAACTTCCAAGCTCAAGCTAAAGCACTTTCAGTCTCCAAGGGTGCATCCATTAATGTAAAACAATTAATGAGTGATATGACTAAAGTTTCTAATAGAACAAAAATGTCTATAGAAGGTGGAGCTGAAGGTTTAGCTAAAGCAGCTGTTAATGCTAAATTAATGGGTGGTAATTTAGATCAAGTTGCTTCTGTAGCTGACTCTTTACTAAATTTTGAACAATCCATTGAAAAAGAACTATCTGCTGAATTATTAACAGGTAAACAACTTAATTTAGAAAAAGCTAGAACAGCAGCTCTAAATAATGACATGGCTACAGTAGCAGCTGAAATTACCAAACAAGCAGGTTCAGCAGCTGAGTTTGGTGAGATGAATCGTATCCAACAAGATGCTATAGCAGCAGCTATGGGTATGTCAGCTGATCAAATGGCAGATATGCTTTTTGAACAAGAAGCTTTAAAATCTATAGGTGCCGATCTAAATGATGAACAACAAGAAGCTTTTAATATAGCCAAAGAAAAACATGGTGTTGAAGAAGCATCTAGAATGTTAGCTTCAGAAGCTGCAGGAGAAGGTATAGATGGATTAATAGACCAACAAGCAGCTCAAGAGGAGTTTAATGACTCAGTTGAAAAATTTAAAGAAATATTTGTTGATATAGCTCAAAATATTCTCCCAGCAATAAAAATGGCTCTAGAACCTATAGGAATTATAATGCAAGGAATAGGATTTTTTATTGGACTTGTAGTTAAAGGATTTAAAACACTACTACCTATAATTATCACTGTAGGAGCTGCATTAGCTGTTGTTTATGCCAAGCAGGTAGGAATGGCTATAATGAATGCTGTAAGTAGTATATATAAGGCTTTAGGCGGCCTTCCTGTAGTTGGCCCAGTGTTGGCTTTAGTAGCAATTGGGGGTGCTGTATCTTTTATTAATTCAAAAAAAGTTAACGATGGTATTATTCAACCTGATGGTGGAATTGCTCTTTCAACCCAAAAAGGTACTATCCAACTTGATAAAGAAGATAGTGTAGTAGCAGGAACTAATCTATTTGGAGAAAAAGGTGGAGGATCTGGGGGAGGTAGTACTAGTGGGGGCGGGGCTAATATGTCCCAAACAAATGCTCTACTCCAACAACTAATTAATGTTATTTCAGCAGGTGGTAATGTTACATTAGATGGACAAAAAGTAGGAGAAGCTTTAAATTTAGTATCATATAAAGTACAATAACATTAAATATTTATAATAAAATAAATTATGGGACTATTAAACAAATTAACTTCAGAAGGGTCAAATTACAGTCAATTTGATGGTACTACTCCTCCAACCCCTGTAGGAGCAACTGATCAATCAACATTACATGATCAATATTCATTAAATGGAAATCCAAACCAAATAAGTGCCCCACAGCCTTCTTTGTTAGATTTAAATGGAATAACACCTGCAAAATACACAGATAACCCACCTTTATAAACAAATTAAATGGGTTTAGTAAATTTACTTCAGGACGGAGATCCTCTTTTTAAATATTACTCTGGTGGAACTGGAGGAAAAGGATATACTGGTGGCGGAACTGCCCCGGGAATGAAATCTGTACCTTTTGGTGAAAATGGAAAACCCCTTATTACTTTTGATATTAATAATGGTAATCCAGATGTTCCTGGTAGTCTTATTAGTAATTTACAAACTTTAGGAAATTTAGGAGACGAACTTACTAGTAGTGATTTTATTCTTAGAGGTGGATTACAAGCTCCTTTAAGATCAGCTCTAGATGTAGAAAGATTAAAAAGGTGGAAAAACAATCCATCAAATGCTGATGGATTAATATTTTCTGTAAAACAAAATGTACTTTCAAGAATAAATCCAAAAACTGAAGCTACTTTTGGCTTTGGTTATGCACCTGGTGGGGCATTTAACGCTGGACTTTATACCACATCTAATACTTTTGCTCAAGCTGGATTAAATGCCTTTGGAATACATTTAAATAAACAAGGAGTACTTGATACTGACTTAAGCTTTTCAACAGATTCATCAATACTAGGTATAAACAGATATGAAGATGTAATTAATACCCAAAATGTAGAAAATTTTGATAAAAAGCGTGATGCAGAAAATAAAGGTGGAAATAAATTAGTTTTACTTAAAAATGCTATTGACGGTAATGTGTCAACTAATCTTAATTCTTTTACTAATAATAGATATCAATTTAACACTGGTGAAGGAGTTAATGTTATATCTTATGGTGGTGGTCCAGGAGCTGATCTTGGTTTTAATAAAACTAATATAAGATTTGCTTCTGAAAGAACAGGAAAAAATAATAATAAAATATTAAATACTAATTTTTACAATTTAGAAGCAGAAGCAGGAGGAATTGATGTTTTTGGTTTTCTTACTAATGTTACAGCTGAGACTGAAAATAGACCCCAAAGAGGAAATTTTTCTGTATTTAGAAGACCTGAAATAGTATATAGTGGTAATAATATATTTAATGGTAAAGGTGTTACTATGTTATATAGTACATTAACAGAAGTTGATCTACAACTAGATAAATATGGAACTAGCCCAAATTCATCTAATCTCCGTG